GTGCTCCAAGTTGTCCAATCATATCCAGCAATAGAGACTGATGGAGCAGGAGGGGTTGAAGAGTAATACCAACCATCATTAACTCCAAAAGTTATTGTGGCATTAGAACCTACATAAACATTACTATATAAAGTTCCGCCCATTAATAAACTGAATGGAAGGTTCATACGAATACCTGCGTCATCTACACCAGATAAAACATTGGTACTAGTCCCAATTGTGGCTTGTAAATTATTAACTGCTGTCTGAGCATTATCAATTGCAATGTTGGCTTGGGTTAGTTCGGTTTGAGCAATTGCTTGTGCTGTAGACGCTTCTGTTTTTGCTGCAACGGCTTCAGATATTGCTGTCTGAGCCGAGGTTATTTGTGTTGTTATATTATTTATAGCGGTGGTTGCAGTAGTTACTGTAGCCTTTGCATCTTGAACTACCTGAGAACTTTGATCTATTGGGGTAACAGATAAATCAACACTGCTAATAGTATTAATAGCGGTTTGAACATTATTTATTTCTGTATTAGCCAAAGATATTTTTGATGTTATTTCTGCCGTGACAGATTGGGCTTGGGAATATTCGGTTTGTGCTTGTGTTACTTCTACTAAGGCGTTGTTTGTGGCTGTAATCGCTTGCTGGACCTCTGTTGTAGCAGTAGAAAGGGCAGAGTTAACTGCTTGTTGAGCAGGACTTACAACAACTTGTTCTTGTCCGCTATTGTCTGTTGCCCATGCATAACTTGGACCAATAAAAAATAGCCAACCTGTTACAAAAAGGCTAGCTAAAAATAGTTTTAACTTTCTATGCAATTGGATCTCCAAGTAACAAAATTTTTGTTACATAGAGATTATATCATGTTTGTTTATTTAAATAATCTTAGTTACTTAAAATTATCTGTTTTGTAAAAACCATTTCCTTTAAATTGTATTCCAACTGTTCCATATGATCTTGCCATTTTATATCCGCAAGAAGGACAAGGCGGTAAAACTTCTGTTTCATTAAACTTACGAGTAACCTCTAATGATTTGTCACATGTTATACATGAGTATTCGTATATTGGCATACCTATCCTTGAATTATAGTGAGCACTTTACAGTCATACTCAGGACTATGAACAGGTATTTAGTGTCGCTGTCTCCCCCGACGAATCTGCGACTCCCCGATGAAGGGGTGCAGATCTTTATTATACTATTTATTTGATCTTGATAATCTTTGGCTTCTTCTCTTCTGGGACATTTTTACTGATGTGTATATGGAGCATGCCGTCTTTCATTTCAGCGTTAGAGACTTCCATATATTCTCCTAATGAAAATGACCTTTCAAAATTTCTTTTGGCAATACCTTCGTGGATATATTCTCCATCCCAGTGTTCTCCGTGTAGTTGACCTTTAATGACCAAATTATTATTTTCAACAGAAATGTTGATGTCTTCACGTTCAAATCCAGCAATTGCCAAACTGATGCCGTAAGCACCGTTATCGAATTTGACTAAATCGTAAATTGGATAGTTAGAGCTTGAAGATTGCATTTTTGCAAAATTTGTATCCCATCCAATAAAAAATGGATCATTAAAAAGATCCATAGCAAGTTTTGTTACCATATTATTCCCCTTTCAAGCGAATAAATTAATATATGGACCCTCTGTTGAGCGATCCATATATTATTATAGCAAAATATTTACAGTTTGTCTACTTCTTTTTAGCCCTTACTTTAGCAAGCGCTTCAAAGTCTTTTACTTTAGTATCCCCTAAATATCCCCATGCATATCCATCGGCAATCATTTGTTCATTAATTGAGATTTTAGATCCATCTAAAAATACCCAGCCAAGGATGCGTCCATACTTTTCTGATGAGTCCATTTTCTCTGTTTTAATTACAACAGTTTTAGAAGCATCAATTGCTTTTTTTAAATATTCTTTAGATTCAAGACCTAACGTTTTTTCTACTTTGTCTGCAGTACGACTTTCAGGAGTGTCAATTCCTGCTAACCTTACTCTTGAGCTAAATGAAATATCAAAGCCAAGATCAATGTCTACATCGATAGTGTCTCCGTCAACAACTTTACTTACTTTTTTTACATAATATTCAAACATTACTTCATCTCCTTTATTGTTTTTACTAAATCATGTATTCTATATTTTTGTGAATCCCCAAATCCTGCAGATACCATTATATCTCTTATTCCAATATCATGTAGTTTTAGTATTTTGCCTATAACTTTATCCTTAGTTCCAGAATATTCTAGGTCTATACCCCGAATTGTTTTATTTTTAAAAATTTCATTAATTTCTTCCTGAGTTTCTCTTATGCATAAATTAACTGTTACTATTTTTTTATTTATATTTTTTCTATATATATGTTTATTTATGTATGGAAATAATTCAACTATTAAAGCATCCGCATATTCTTCTGCAGCTATCAGTATTTTTTCAGAAGATCCACTTATAGCTATTTCTGGCTTGTCTCCTGGCAAACCTTTAAATATTTCTAAAAATTTATTAAGATGATCTCTTCTGGAGTCTATATCCATTTTTTCTAAAATTCTGTCTACTGTTGGGATTGGCGTGCTTTCGTCTTCTAACAAGTTGCCAGCAACAAAATTTATAATTAATCTATTATTTTGAATTTCTTTAAACCCATCACATTGCATTTTTAAATATTCTGGACTTATTGAGTGTGGTCTTATTGCAATCATATATTTAATTTTATGATTTTTATTAATTATATGTGGAATTTTAATAAAAGAATCTGGTGTGTTTGAGTGATATGTTAATAAAACAGAATAGTATCCTGCGTTATCTAAATCATTTGACAGATCAATTAAATTTTCTATAGAGTAGTTTTCTCTAGCAAGCCAATGAAAATTAATCAAGTGGCGTAATCCCTTTGTCTTCAATAATTCTTTGAGCTTCTTCCGTTAAACTAATTGTTGCTTGTAAATTTTCATCGTACTCTACAGATATCAAATCCTTGCTGTACAATTCTAGTAATGTATCATCTACGTAATCGGCATGTGCTTTCCATAACTCTGGTGCCATATCTTTTGCCGCATCTGTAACTTTAAAAACTATTTCTCCAGATTCATCTATACCAGATAATTCTATTGCGCCAATTTCCATATAGTAATCAAACAAATCGTTATCCTCTGAATCTTCCATAGCATCTCCTTGTGCAACAGGTAGGACTCGAACCTACGATTACCGAATTATGAGTTCGGGGCTTTAACCAACTAAGCTACTGTTGCTTATAAATAACATTATATATATTATTTATAAAACAGTCAATAACTTAAAACTTATTATTTTTATAAAAATCTTTAGTGTGAATAAATCCAGGAAGAACGTATCTCATTGGGCCATCTTCAGGCGCTCTTACTCCATGTTCAAATTCTTCTGTACCAGGAAATATTAATAGTGATCCTGATTTTGGCTTTATTTGAAAATCTTTTTTAACAAAATAAAACTCTCCTCCATTATAATTATCGTTTAAATATATAATAGAAGCGTACCTAATTGATGGGTCTGTGTGTTGATCTACATGGCTTTTTAATGGAACGTCTTTATATTGTCTTTGAATGCTTCCAAATCCAGGAACATCTAAATCAGGAAAATCTTTTAATATAGACTTTAGTCTTTCTGTAATTTGAGTTCTTTCGGATAGATTATTTGTGCTTATTATTTTATCCGCCCAATTATCTGTAATTTCAAATTTTCCTTCTTTAACTAAATTATCGACATCATCTCTTCCAAATTTTTGCATACAAAATCTTTTTAAATTTTCTGTATACTCTACTCTCCAGCCATCTTCATCAGTAGATTCAGCAACTTTAAGCAAAGTTTCTATTTCTTCTTTTTTTAAAAAATCATCTACTAATATTACTTCATCTATTACATATCTAGCACTATATCCATTTTCAATAAATTTAAATAACATTTTTGCTCCCAGAAATATTTGATTCTACAATTTGCTGGACATATTCAGAAAAATGCTTTCTAACATTTCCAGGTGGTCTTGATCCAATTGCATTCCATATTCTTGTATATTCTATTATATTTGAAAATGTTGTTGGACAAACCATAAAACCATTATACTCTTTTAAAACTGTTGGCAGAGGAACATGCTTTCCACAACATTTACACTCTTTAGCTTTTTCTTGATATATACTCATATTACCATCATCCTATCCATTGCGTCTTTAAGTTCACTTGGCATTCTTGGCGCCCTTATCATATTTACTGAAGATACGTCTGGGTTATCTTTACTAAAATCATTATCATAAGACATTGATTCGTATGTATGTATGTTAATTTCTTCATTTGAATCAAATCTAGTTCCACGTATTGCATTAAATATTGATCCACAGACAGCGTCTGCCAAGTCTTTTGATCCTTTTCTTGGGTGGTCTACCTTATCTCTCATAATTTTTAATTGCAATAATTCATCTATAAGTAAAGGAATGTGTGGCCCTTTTAGTCTTTCTTCTAAAACTATCATGGCCATATCGTCATAGTGTTTTTTAGCGACAGATAGAATTTCTGTATTGATGCCGTATTGTTTTAGTTGTTGCATCATATCGTGAGAATTCCATCTATCAAAAGTACATAATCTTATTTTAAATCCTTTTGTTCTCAAAGACAATATGTAATCTTTTACTTCTGTAAAGTCTACGGACTTATCTGGTGTTGGAGTCCAAAACCTTACCGCATCTACTTCTACTATTGGTGCTGGCTGCGTGTAGGCATCGCTTACCTTTACGTTAACCCATTTTTGAACATGCGCTAAAGAAACTGCACAATGATCATGCTTTTGTGCAAGGTCTACGTGTATAAAATATTCTTTATCTGGGTCTGGTGCGAACCAATTTTCAAATCTTCCAAATTGATCAATAGCAACTGCTGTGTTATTAAATGCTGTTTCTATTTTTTCTCTTGATTTAAAAAATGCATCTACTGCGTCTGACGGCATGCAAGCAAACCTTCCTAATGCATCCATAGAGTTTTTATAAAATGCTACTTTAAAATCATCAATGCTTCTAGTTGGATTAATTTCCCAGGTTGGACGTTTTAATGCATATACTTTTGGAATAGAATAAGAAAGAATATGGTCTTCTTCCCATTCAACTACAAACTCATTACCTTCAGTTCCGTCTGGGAGATCGAGATCCATTTTAAAATTATGGCTTCTTACTATAGTTTCTTTTTCAGCAATAACAGATTCATAAAATTTTTGTATAGGATCATTTTTAAATCTTGGAAAAGAAAGTAATATTACTTTGCCAAAATCTGGGAAACGTGAGTCTACTGATGCTCTGTACATTTCGTATATAGCATCTGCAGTTTTAGCTTGATCATGTCCAGTTGTATTCTCTGTAGCAAAACCTGAAATCTCATCAAGGATAACAACAATAACGTTATACCCTTCCCAAGCTTCACGCTCAGAGTGACCAGAATGAACTGTAATAGATTTATCAAATTTCATTTCAGAAGCTTTGTCTGTGTATTTTCCAGTAAACCATGGTGATTTTTCAATACGTGTTTTAAAACCTTTAAAAAAAACATTGTTTGCCTGTTGTGCGTTAATAGCAATATTTAAAATATCAATTGCATCTCCTGGTGGCTTACCGTAATATGATGCTGGGTCTTTTAAGCATAACAATAAATACACAATATAAGCTGTTGCAATTGTTGAGCAGTAGTCTTTACCAGAACCTTTACCAAGTTGAGCAATTACTTCGTTGGCGGTTTGTTTAAATATTCTAGAGCCTTCTTCTTCTCCAAATAATTTAATTAATGTAGACTCTTTATATATTTGAGATGACTTTTCAATTAGTGTATATTGATAATTTGAAAGTGGTGGTAAAGCTAAGTAATTAAGGCTTGTAACAAAAGTTTGTAGGTCTACTGGTCTTTCTTCAAACTCTTCATTGTCTAAAATATCTATTATATCGGAAAAATTAAATGACATTATATTCCTTTGGTACTTTTATATAGTTAAATAAATTATTTGAATGTGAATATCTAACATCACTCTTTAATTCATTTACTCCATGAAGACAATGTTCTTCTGAACTATGTATTACTAAATCTCCCTTTTTAGGCTGATACTCCAAGCCCTGATTTGGATAAAATAAACATCCACCATCAAAATCATTAAAGTACATTATAAGTCCCCATATATTATTTTTTTCTAGTTTGTATTCTTGCCCCTCAATATACAATTTGCTTGCATTTCTTAAATCTAAAAAGTCATTATTATCTGAATGCAATGGCCAGGTATTACCTTTTGTCATTTTTATAATACTAAGGTTTTCTCCTAAATATATTTCTTTTTCTAATTTATCAGATAATCTTTTTTTTATTGGAACTAGAGACTCTATAGATTTATTAGCTATCTTGTGACCTTCTCCTGGGGTATTGAATCTTCCGTTCCACTCTTCTTCTGTAAAAGACTTGGCAATATCTAAAATAAAATTACATTCTTCTTCTGTTACAAAATTATGATATACGTATATGTCTTCTCCAAGTTTTTTAAAATTGGTTTTATCAAACATTAGACTACCTCTTCAGAATTTATTACAACTGGTTCTACAATTCCTGTAATTTGTGATAGCCTTCTTGCTACATCCATTTTACATTTTGGACAAGAGGCTGTAACCTCTTTTAATATTTTAACCAGAATGTCTTGCTTGTGCTCTGTTTCTGCAATTTGTGCTGCCATTTCGGCATTATCTAATAAACCAACTTCTTTAAGCATAGTAATTCTTTTTGTTTCAATATCTGAAATCAATTTAAGAGCGTTAGCCTTAACATTTAATTGACCTGCCTGATCTGCATCTTCTACTGTTTTCCATGCCTCTTTAATTAACATAGAGTAATGTTGATCAGCTCCTGAGATAGCCTCTTTGGCCCGTTCCTTAGAGCTTGTATCGTTGTATACGACAGTTTTCCACTCGTCTATAAGTTCTACTACGTCTGACCGCTTATAGCCCGTCAGAGAGGCAATCTGGGTCGGATTATTGCCCTTTAAAAGTTCGGCAACAACTTTATTCATGCGATCAAAATGATCTGATAATTCAATTTCCATATATGTGTATTATAATTCTAGTTGACTAAAAAGTCAATTAGATTTGGCTATTTTATATAATATTAGATAACCTATTAAATCATCTATATCATTATCTCCAGCAAATCCTTTATTATTCTTTACCCTATTTAATTTATCATCAATTCTTACTTTTAATTGTTCTGTTGAGTCCGCCGTTGAAAATATTCTAATTGGCTCTAGGGCTGAATTGCCATAGGATATATTTTTCTCAATTAACATTTGAGCAATTTCTAAACAAGAATTTAATATTTTATTTCCAGCTGGGGCACTTACTGCATGTAAGTATAGATCTTCGTATCTAAATTCTTTTACATCTTTAAATACTGGCTTTAGCATTACAAATCCATTCTAATAGTTCATGTTTTGGTTCCCAACCAAAATCATTTTTTGCTTTGTTATTATCTGCCAATGTCTCTTTAACTTCACTTGGCCTATCCTCTATGTATTGTACATTATTACATATGGTTTTGGCAATATCCAATATAGACATATTTTTACCAGTCCCAATATTATATGTTTCCCCAAATATAGATTGATTTTGAGAGTTAGCTGCCAATATATTAGCTTCTACTGCATCTTTAATATATGTAAAATCTCTTTTTTGAGTTCCATCTCCAACTATAGTTAATGGCAATCCTTCTTTAAATTGTTTTAAAAATAAACCAACTACTGGGGCGTACCGTCCTTTTAATGGATGCCTTTCTCCGTACACATTAAAATATCTTAAAGAAATAGTTTCTAGCCCATACAAATTAAAATACACCTTCATTAAATTTTCTCCAAATATTTTAGCTGATGAATAGGTGGTTAATGGGTCTGGATTTTGAGATTCAATATTTGGTAAAGTATTTTTTTTGCCATATGAAGATGATGTGCTTGAATATATAACACGTTTTACATTGTTTTCTCTAGATGCCTCTAAAATATTAAATGTTCCAACAGCATTAATGTGCATTGATTTTCTTGGATTTTGTATAGCAATTTGAATTCTAGCATCTGAAGCTAAATGGAATACACAGTCTACATTTTTAAACAATGGCTCAATTAAATTATAATCGCATATATCATATTTATAGTTATTTGCTTCGTTATTCCAATAGAACTTTTCATTTGATACAGCACTTTCATTATCTATGCATACAACCTCATGCCCTAGATCTAGTAACCTATCAACAATATGAGACCCTATAAATCCAGCACCTCCAGTAACTAATGACTTCATTTAACATTACGCATCCATTTCTTTATATAATTGTTTTAATCCTCTTAGCGTTCCAATATCCATATACTGTCCGCCTGGTCTTACCGCCTTAATATTAGAACCCCTAGATATCCATTCCTTTAATTGTTTTCCTGGATGATCTAGTGTTGTATCTATGTATCTTATCATATTCTTTCGGAATAGCATAGTGCCCCACATATCTGGGTAATCACAATTATCTACCTTATCTTCTGAACCAATTACTTTATCTTGGGATACTAAAACTTGACCGACACGTCCCTTTAACACTTCTCCGCATTCCCAAATTCCTAGAATAAGATCGGCGGTATTATCTTTAAATAAAGGTCTGTATATATTTCCAGGTGCGTTTAATATATATGTATCTGGCATTCCAATAAGCACTGTATCGTTATACTCGCCCACCATAAACTTTACTGCATCTGACATTGTTGAAGGCTCACGAACAATTAATTTAATATTCATGTCCATATTTTGAACAATTGGAACCCACTCAGCTCTTGTAGATACCCTAACCTCATCACACACTTCAAGCATTTGCTCTACGTGCCATTGTAAAAGAGATCTTTCATCTGATATAGGTAAACAAAATTTAGGGATGCCACCAATTCTAGAAGCTTTTCCAGATGCTGGCAATACTCCTATAACACTCATTCTTTTTCCCATTCATGAGGATTAAATCCATTAGGATAAGATTCATTTACACGAGGATCTTTTTTCCAAGCAATCCATCCTGCTTCTCTGTCATCTCCCCAATAAAGATGGACTACATCTTTATCTAATAGCCTTCTGGCTTCTTCTCCACAAAGAATTTTTACTTTATTTTCTTTTAGAAAATCCATTTCCA